AACAGCGCAAAAGTTAATGCGTCCAACATAGTAGACTTACCAGCACCATTTGTTCCAACCACAAGATTGGTACGACTCTTCTGAAAATCTACTTCAGAGAATTGATTGCCGGTACTTAAAAAGTTACGCCAACGTATTTTCTTAAATGTTATCATTCTTGGGTGGAATTACAAAGTCATTAGGAGTAATTACAGCATATTTGTAATTATGAATCTTACATGTTTTTATCGCAACATCATCATCAACTTCAATAACCTCCATAGGATTATTATAGTCTGCATTGTCATCAAGCATCAATGCATATCTTGTTGCGTCATCCTCATCTATAAAAAGAAAAAGAACTTTTTCCCCATGTGCATCAGAGACAGCATAGGCACCATCAGTCTTTCTATCTTTAAGAGTAAGAAGAAACATTATTCTACCTCACAAGCCTGCTTATAAAGATCTTGAAAGATACCTTTGATTATATTTTTATCAAAGTCAAATTCTGATTCATCAATATAACGATTCAAAATTGAAATAGTATTCTCCTCTTCACTAATTTCAAAATCTTCATTTTCTTGTATATCAAAATTTTCAATAATTTTTAAATCATGAACACCTATAGCATAAAGTTTATCAATAAATTTCTCAAAGTTTTTTGGTTTAGATTTTTTGCGAACAATCACCTTAACAATTTTATTTTCATACTCAGTAGCATTAAACAATTTGTAATTGGTATCTTCATAATATATGTTGTAGAACAATTTATATGGATTATTAATTGGAGTATGAACAAGAGTTTCTGTATCAAAAATAGTAAACCCTCTTGGATCATTCACATCATTCCAGAACATCTCATAAGGATTTCCTAGATAATAAATTTTCCCATCATCAGAACGAGTATGAAAATGTCCTGAAAAGACTTTATCAAATTTATTGAATACCCCAACATCTATACCATCTTCCATCATATGTCCACGAGTTGCCTTAAATCCATTAATCTCAAGGTGACCCATTACAATCTTTGCTTTAGATTTCTTAATCTCTTTTAAAGATTGGTCATAATTCTCACTACAAATCCAAGGAAGTAATAAAATACTTAACCCCTCAATCTTTACTGTCTTTGGTGAACTATAAGTTTTAATATTTGTATAGTCCTTTAATAAAAGTTCTGGTGAGTTTACCTCATTAGTATTTTTATAATAGCAATCATGATTACCAGTGATCAAATGAACTCTATATCTTGTTAATGGTTCAAATACAACCCTCTTTGACCACTCAAGACTTTGATAATCAATTGACTTACGACTATCAAATGCATCACCCATATGAATAACGGTCTTTATTCCATGCTCTTCCAATGCTGGAAAAAAGATATCATTATAAAACTGTTCGAAGTAATCATGAAAATACTTCGATCCCTTTCTTGCCCCATAATGAGTATCTGTTATGACTGCTACCTTGGTCATCTATTACTATTACGATACTGAATATTATCCTTAATGGAATTATAATCAGAACTACTACCAGCAAGAGCACCGTCATCAACTACCATAACTTCTTCAAATCCAGTTCTTTCAATGATTTTTGTTTTAATATCTAACTGCTTCTTCTCCTTCTGAATCCGTCTCAGAAAGGCATAATGAATGATTTGGGTAAAGTATGCAAATGGATTTCTAGACTTCTCTGGATCGAAGTTATGAATGTATTGTACACAATTTTCAATACCATCCGATATCATATCATCCCTAAACATATAATTAACAAAATTAGGTTTGTATGATAAGTGTGTAGCAATCTTTAAAAAACAAGATCCAAGATAATCGGTAATCCTTGGTTTTTCTGTTCCATTCTCCTTTGCAGCAGCAACTTTTGTTCTATAAACAATAAGTGCTTCCAACAGTTCTTTATTATTTACATAATGTTCGGTCTTCTTCTTAGGCATGGCATTTGATATCCTTCGTTGCTTTATAAGTAATTATAGCATACTTTTGGAGCTTGACAAGTTATCAAATTAGAAGTAGACTTAACTCTGTCAGGGTTGATAGGATAGGTTTAGCTTTCTTTAGGAAGATTGAATAATTCTTCAAGTTTCTTACGAGCATCTTCTACAGAAGATATATATCCCATATCTTGTGATGGTTTAACTTGTCCAGTAAAATGAGAAATATCTCCATCATCTTCATTTACATAATTATTATATAATGCAATTAATCTTTTATTTTTTGTTTCAGTCATAGTTAAAACTTTATCACCCTTTATTATAAAAGTTTCTTCATCAGATAATTCAACCCAGGGTTTTACTTTAATATACATTCCTCTTGTATTAGCAATCATCTTCATAATGATAGGATGCTTAAGAGTAATTACAGGGTCGCCATCATTCTCATCAACACAGACTAGTGCTAATATTTCTTCTCCAGATATGAGTTTTATAATAGAATGAAATTCTCCGTCCATTAGCTCTTTAGTGGTATATTTACAATATCATAATTGAAGTTCTCTTCATTATAAATTTTGATTCTTTCAATTAAATGGTTCAAGGTGTAATTCTTCCTTGATTTATAACTAATATCATCAGCAATGTCATATAGAGTTGCTTTTGTTTTGTTATCTCCTTTTCTAAGGACTCGACCGATGGATTGAAGATTTCTTATTCTGGATTTAGAGGGTGAAGCAAAGATTACGTTGTGTAAATTTTTGATATTAATGCCGGTAGAAAAGGTGCCGTAGGAGGCAACGATAATAGCATTATTCTCTTTCTCAGTGATTGTTCGAACTTTCTCTCTGTTTTCGGTATCCACGCCACCATGAATAAAAAAGACATGGCGGTTTTCAAGTAGGTTATTACTATTTATTAATTCATATAGTGGTTGACCGTGCCCTTCTACTCTAGCATATAATATTAAAGTATTACCTTTTAGATCAAGAGCAAGATTTTTAATAAAGTTATTTCTCCGATCATGACCGATAATATATTGCACTTCATCTTCAAATACTTCAAATTTTTGTGGAGGATGTTTTAATAAAAGTACATTAATATCTAACATAGCAACATGCCCCTTCTTCATCAATTCATCTGTTTTGATGATCCTATACACTGACCCAAATAATCCTTCTAGCACCCACTTATGCGTCTCTGATCCATCTAAAGTTCCAGTAAACCCAAATCTATACTTAGTATCTAACAGCTTGGTCATTATCGATACTAGTGATTTTGATTTGAATTGATGTGCTTCATCTCCTATGACAACTCCAAACTTTTCAAACCATTTTTTTGGAAGATTATAGATAGATTGCCAAGTGGTAATGACAACGGGATTGTCATTTGTTTTCTCCTTTCCAGAATATATACGGTGACAATATGACGCAGAATCCCAACCATAATCCTGAAAATCCTTGTACATCTGCTCTACAAGAGATGTCGTTGGAACAACTAGAAGTATTTTTTGATGCTTGTCTATGTAATATCTCACAAGAGCATAAATCATTAAAGACTTACCTGATGCAGTGGGAGATAACAATAGCCTTCTATTATGTTTTAGAGCATCGTATACTCCATCAATTTGATAATCCCTAGGTTTATATTTACTAATAGCAGTCATATAACCCTTAACACCTTCCTTTGAAAGTTCCTTATTCAATTCAAAGGGTTGACCGTATTGTTTATTATCTACAAATTTACAAGTATAATTTCGTTCTTTACAAAAATTAAATATTCTTTCTAATAAACCAATATAGATTTCTTCTTTCTTAATATTAAACAAACGAATCTTTCCGTCCCAGTACTTATTCCTATATGCAGGAGAGAATTTAGCACCAGGTACTTCAAAGGTAAACAAATCCGATAATTCATAATAAATATGCGGATCCGCCTTGACATGAAGATACACTTCATTCTTCTTTGATATGATCAAATGACCCATACAAAAGAGTTCAATATATTAGTATATAGTTACTCGTTTAATAAGACTTGGTTATACCATTCTTCACTCATACCCATGATAATATTGTCTGCCATTTCAGGGGTTTCAGCATATCCTTCACGAATAAGATACTTGGAAAGTTTTTCCATTCTCTCATATGCTTCTTTGTATTCTTTAGGAGTTGGCTTCATTGGTATATACTTTTTAGTTATTTATTCTTTATGGAAGTTATATTCTAAAAGCATTGAATATAATGTTTTCTTAAATGCTTTTAAATGCTGTAGTCTATTTGGTAAAGTTTCAATAGGTTCAGTCTCTGGATAATTGTTCAAATAAAATTC